TCACAACATGATATATGGGAAAAAGAAATAAAAATAAAACGAATAGTTAATCCATGTTCTGTTTATGATGATCCGAGCGCAAGAGAAGCTAATAGAAGTGACAGAAGATTTTTGTTTATTACTGACAACATGCCAAGGGATGATTTTAAAAACAAGTATCCAAAAATCAAGACTGAAGGATGGGATGTTGGTGAGGGAGAATCTGGTGAGGATTGGGTAGGTGAAGAGACCGTAAGGGTTGCTGAATATTATTATATTGAAAAAGCACAAAAAACAATGGCTCTTATAGCAACACCTATGCCTGATGGTACATTAGATAAAGATACAATAGAATTAACAGAAGACATAATAATTGTGGAGGTTAATGGAGAGCAGATAATTGAAACAGAACAGGGTAAAGCTGTTATACAAAAAACAAAAGATGTTGAAGTTGATGAGGTTTGGTGGTGCAAAATTGGTGGCAATGATTTTATAGAAAAGCCTGTTAAGCAATCAGGAAGGTATATACCTGTTGTTTACTGCGCTGGTGATGAAACATGGATTGAAGGCGAGCCTGTAATAAAATCAGCAGTATTTCATTCTTTGGATGCTGCAAGAATGTATAATTGGGCGAGATCAAATAGTGTGGAGACCCTTGCCCTTGCGCCAAAGCAGCCATATATTGGCACTCCGGCAATGTTTGATGGATTTGAAAAAGATTGGGATGAAGCAAACAGAAAGCCTAAAATGCGCTTGATGGCTAACTTTGATAACGGCCAGCTTCCTCAAAGGCAACAATTTAGCATAAGAGATTCTGGTGCGCTTGCAGAAGCTATGCAAGCGGCTGACGATATAAAATCTACGATGGGTCTTTATGATGCTTCCCTGGGTGCGCCAGGGAATGAAACAAGCGGCAGAGCGATACATGCCAGGCAAAAGGAAGGCGAAAATGCTACTTTCCATTTTCATGATAACCAGGCAAGCGCCATTAAATTTACTGGCAAAATTATTTTAGATTTAATCCCATATGTTTATGATACAGAACGTGTAATTAGAATAACAAATGAAGACAACTCGATAGAATGGGCTGAAATAAACAAGACGGTACTCGACACTGAAAGTCCAACAGGTGTAAAGGTTTTACATGATTTAACAGCTTCAAGATATGATGTTGCTATTGATGCAGGGCAAAATTACTTAACAAAGAGACGTGAAACAGTTGATATGATGGCTAACTTTTTATCAACAGCACCAGAAGCTACTCCTGTATTATTGCCAAGAATTGCAAGGGCTTTGGATTGGCCTGATAGTGCCGCTATAGGTGATGAAATACAACAGGTTTTTTCGCCACCGCCACCTAAAGAGGCTACGCCACAAGAACAACTTGAAATTGAAGGCAAACAACTTGATGTAGCAAAAAAACAGGCTGAACTTCAAAAATCACAAGTTAAGGACGTTGATTTAATAACAGATGTAGCGCAAAAAGCAGTTATAGAAGTATTAAACAGGTTGGGTTTATTGCCACCGCAAGGAGATTAAAGCGGGCTAATTATTATCACCACAATGTGGGCGTAAGGAGAACACATGACAGAAGAACAAGAAACAACCACCCAGGAGCAAGAACAGGGGCAAGAAGAACAACGTGTTGAAACAACGGAAGAAGAGCATGACGTTTCCGGCAAGTCTGCTGAAGATGTTGAGTCGCAAGAGACCAACGCAGATGTAGAAAAAAATAATATTGAAAAAGCAAAGGAGAATACGCCTAAATGGTTTCAAAAGAAAATTGATGAAATGACATGGAAAATCAGGGAACGTGATAGAAAGCTTGAAATGCTTGAACGAAACTATGAAGCTTTAGTTGAAGAAGACGAAGAATATTATAGTGAGCCAGGCGTTGGGAGCAAGCCTAACATTGACGATTTCGAAACCACAGAGGAATATGCAGAAGCATTATTTGACTATAAGATAAGTCAAAGCAACGCACAAAGAGAGAAACAACTTATTTCAGAACGTGCAAGAGAAACGCAAATTGCAATGGAAAATCAATTTGAGCAAAAAAGAAAAAGCGTCATGAAAAAGGGGATTGAAAAGTATGATGGTTTTTATGATGCTATTGCTGCTATGCCAGCAAGCATAATGAATGAAACTGTAGCCCAAACACTTGTTGAGGCTTCTAACGCTGAAGATGTTGCTCATTTTCTTGCTACGAATATGAATGAGGCGCAAAAGATTGCGGAAATGTCTCCTGTCCAGGTTGCGATTAAGATCGGAGAAATAAGTACAAGATTAAAAAACAAACCAAAGGTAAAAGAATCCTCTGCGTCAGAGCCGATAAAACCTGTTGGAGGGTCTGCTGCATCAACAGAAAAAGACCCTTCAGAAATGACAGACAAGGAATATTCGGCATGGTATAGAAAAAGAAAGAAAAATAGAAAGTTTTAAATAATAATTATGGAGAAATAATATGGCTAATACTAATTTAGTAATTGATTTAATTACAAGAGAAGCGCTGGAGATAGCTCACGAAAAAATATCGTTTCTTGGTACTATCAACAAGCAATATGATGATTCGTTTGCCAATGCTGGCGGAAAAATTGGTTCTACATTAAGGATCAGAGAACCAAATAAATTTACAAGGCGTTCTGGTTCAAGAGTTATGGATGTCCAGGATGTAACAACCACAAGCCAAACCCTTACAGTAGCGACACAAGACGGCGTTGATATGCGTTTTAACAGTGCTGAATTGTCTCAGGACATTGAGTTGCTTAGTAAAAACTATATCGAACCTGCTGTAAGTGTTTTGGTATCAGGGATAGAAGCAGATATTCTTACTGATATTACAAAAGGTATTTATAATCAAGTTGGGACTCCAGGTACAGTGATAGGTGCGTCAGGTGACATTTCTGCTTTGGGTGAAGCAAGGGCAAAGCTTAACCAGGGTCTTGCCCCAAAAGATGGGAATAGAAACGTACAGATGGCTTCAGCAACAATGGCCAGTATTGTTAATGGGACTAAAAGTCTCTTTCAGGATAGTACTCAGATTAAAGAAGCGTTTCGTGAAGGGTTTATTTCCAGAAATGCTATGGCAACCTGGTATGAAAACGAACGTGTGTATTCTCATACAAATGGTTCTTCTGATAATACTGGTACAGTTAATGATACTGTTGCAAGTGGTGACACTACCGTAACACTGGCGTCAATGGGTGTATCAAAAACCATTACAAAAGGATCAATCATTACTTTTGCTGGATGCTATGATGTTCATCCAGAAACTAAAACTGCATATTCCCACTTAAAGCAATTTGTTACAACAGCGGATGCAACAACTGATGGTGCTGAAGCTGTTACGGTATCAGTTTCACCTGCTATTAATTTTTCAAGTGGAACAACGCAAAATTGTTCCGCTGTTCCTACAAATGGCGGGGCTGCGCTTATTTCAGGTAGTGCATCTACGGCGTATTCTCAAAGTATTATGTATCACAAGGATTTTGCGACTTTTGTTACTGCCGATTTACCTTTAATGGATGATGCAATCAGATGTGTAAGGCGAAATAAAGAAGGGCTTGCTATTAGGGTTTGGCAGGGTTCAGACATAAAGAATGATGAAATGCTTTTAAGACTTGATATACTTTATGGATGGAAACTTTTGCGGCCTGAATGGGCAGAAAGAATGACAAACTAATAAGACAAAATAAGGGGATTAAACAATGGCAGAGTATGAATATATAGGAGATGGACGGCCTGATGGGACAGTGTTTATCAGAACGTCAACAGAAAAGGGCGCATTTTATGGCTCGACACCTGTGGTGCAGCCATCAAGCGCAAGCCAGGCTGCGGTTACTGCTACTGTAACCACTACTGCTACGACTACGGCGCTTGCCACAGATGTAGCCGCACTGATCGTTTTAACAAATCAGTTAAGGTCGGAGCTTGTAACATTAGGTTTAATTAGTGGTGCTGCTTAATGCGAATTATTAAAAGCAAAGGCGTATTTGGTGGAACGGCAAAGCATAGAGTGTTTATTGCCGTTCCGTCAAATGGCAACATCGCTGCTACAATGCTTTCTTCTCTTTTTGGAGCGAAGGAAGCATTAATCACCAATGGCATTGAAAGTGAACTTGAAATATTTGATGGTAATTGCCATGTTGATGATGCAAGGAACAGATTAGTTAGGGATTTTCTTGAGTCAGAATGCACTGAATTGGTTTTTGTCGATACTGATGTGAGATTTACCCCTGAAGATATTGTTAAGCTCATTTTACATGACAAAGATGTTGTTGCTGGCATTTACCCATTGAAGCAGGATGATGAAGATTTTCCTGTTAGATTTATTGATGGTGAAATATGGGCGGATAAGAACGGGTTGATTGAGGTTGAGTCCGTCCCTACAGGGTTTTTAAAAATACGTAAGGCTGTTATAGAAAAGCTTTATGAAAATGCTGTCAAGTTTAAGTCGAAACAGGACTATGGCTACAGGATGCTTACCCCTATAATTTTTGAACGCACAGTAATTGAACACAGAAGGCTTGGTGGCGACTATGAATTTTGCAGGAAATGGAAAGAAATAGGTGGCAAAATTTATATCGACCCCGAAATGTCTTTTGGGCATAGCGGTCAAACGGAATGGGCTGGTAGGCTTGGCGATTTTCTAAGGAAGAGGGCTGGCCTTAATACACAATACATAGTGAGCTTGTTAAATAATATTAAAAATAATGACAATGTTGAAGAAAATATTTACAGACTTTGTGAGACATGGGGCAACAAATGGGCTTTAAGTGAAGAACAATTAATAGCATTATATGAAATAATTAAGGATCGGGATGGTGCTGTTTTCGAGAGTGGCAGTGGGTTGTCTACACTTATTTTGGGGGCGCTTGGGAAACAAACCGTTTCTTTTGAAAACGATATTAAATGGTATGATAATATTAAAAAGATATTGGATGCAGCGCAGTTTGATTCTGTAAGATTGGAGTTTAGGGGCATAAAAGACGATTGGTATGATACAAGTGGGTATGTAGATGATTTATTGTTTAGCATGATAGTTTGTGATGGTCCTGCAAGAGAAATAGCCAGCAGAAGCAAAATATCAGATTTTGTTCGTGGCAAGATTACAGAAGACGCAGCTATTTTAATAGATGATTACGGTAGCGGGGTTTTATCAGACAATATTAAAGAACTTGGTTTTAATATTACACCTATGGGTATACAAAAACGATACGCAGTAGGGCAAAGAATTAGATAGGGAGAAAAAATATGGAATATATCCAGCACCCAAGACATGGGATTTTACCAGTTGAATCAATTTCAGAAGTACAAGAAAAAAGAGGTTGGAAAGTAATAGATATTAATAAGTTTATGAAGAACAAGTTTGTACATAGTACCATAAAAAATCTTAAGAACATGATCAGATCAGACCTTATAGAATATGCACGCAGTGAGTCTGTTTTTGTTGAAAAAAACGTATTAAAAGATGATCTTTTAAGGGATTTATTAGAACATGAACGCAACAAGCTTGATAAATAGTGCATTACGTTTAGTAGGGGTTGTGGCACAAGGCGAAACAACACCAACAGCAGATTCTACAATAGGGCTTGAAGCTTTGAATATGATGCTTGGCGCATGGTTTTCCAATGGTGTTTCAGTGCCATATACTGTAACCGAAAGTTTTTCTTTGGTTGCAAGCACAAATTCTTATACCATTGGATCGGGAGCTGATTTTGACACTGTATATCCAGAGGCTATAGACTATGCTCTTATACGATATGATAATGTTGATTACCCTATTGATATAATAAACCAAAAAGAATATTGGGAAAAAATTTCTTATAAAACAGCAGAGGCAATTCCTGAATATTTATTTTATGATGCTTTAGATACAACAGGAAAAATATATCTATATTCAACGCCTGATAAAGCATATACTTTATATTTGATTTCAAGAAAGAACCTTGCAGAGATAACCGATGCTTCTGCTACAATGGCAATACCAAGGGTTTATGAAGAGGCTATAAAGTTTAATCTTGCTGAAAGGATTGCACCTGAATATGGCAGCGAATTATCTAATGATGTAAAATATTTGGCGCAAAGTACATATAAAGCTGCGAAAAGATCAAATTTATTAAAAATGCCAGTAGGAACGATTAACACAAATTCAGTTAAAAACAATTCGAGATCGCATTCAATTTTAACCGGAGAATAACGACTAAATTAATATGAAAATACCATTTCTCGGCGGCGCATACGAAGGACGCTCTAAAAGCATAAACGCCCAGCAAAGTATAAATCTATTTCCTGTATACGACCAGCATGAAGGCAAGGAAGTTATTGCTATGTATGGCACGCCAGGTCTTGAAGAATTTGTTGCTACTGGCGGAACTATTGTAAGAAAATTACATGTAATGGGTGATTATATGTATGCTATAGTTGATGCCACAGTATACGAAATAACAACCGAAGGCGTTTTTACTTCTCTTGGCACTATTACAACATCCACAGGGCATGTTTCCACGGCTGACAATGGCACACAGCTTTTAATTGTTGATGGCACAGCCAATGGCCATATTGTTACAACCGGAGCGTTGGCAGATATAACCGATTCCGATTTTATTGCAGCAACAACTTGTGTTTTTTTCGATAGTTTTTTTATCGTAAGCGAATCAGGGACAGGCAGGATATGGATTTCTGCAAGTTATGATGGTACAAGCTGGGATGCGCTTGATTTTGCAACTGCAGAGTCTGTCCCTGATGAACTTGTTGGCATAGGGACTACACGTCAAAATATATGGTTGTTCGGTGGTGTATCAACAGAGCCGTATTATAATTCAGGCAATCCTG